TTGATCCTAAATATATACGTTGTACTTGCTAGGAACCAAGCATTATATTTGAAGCAGAAGAACTATTACTTTTAATCATAATATTACATATAAAGTATTAGAATCTACACTTTGTAAGTTGTCGTACTACTATTGAGTTCCTGTCCATATAGATGGAATAGTAGGTTTATTTTTAATATAATCGACAGCTGTATTATCTGACTAGTTCCAATCAGACTACTATTGAGCAATTGAAGAATTTCCTCCACTTGGAATTAATGAAGATAAATCAACAATTCCATGACTATTAGCAGTAACTGTTGTAGAACCGTTTTTGAAACTTAATGGAATATAAATATTTGTTGCAGTAGTTGTAAGATTAAAGTCAGATTTTACATCCTTTGCTAAAGGAGCTACTAAATTATACAAAGATTTATCAACATTATCATAATTTCTAAATCCTACATAAGTTGGATTAATTCCAGATATATCATGATAATTTCCTATAGTTAATATAGGATAATTTCCTATTCCATTTGTACGATATTCCAAAAATCCAACTTCATTATTATTACCATTAAATAATGTAAATCCTAATTTATCATTAGCTCCAGACTATTTAAATAAAATTCTTTTTTCTCCAACAAAAGTTTTTACTCCTGTTATATTTTGAGCATTTGTTAAATCAACAAAAGAACTGGTATCTGGAATAGTAGGTTTATCAGATAAATCATTATAGCTTCCACTAAATAGTTCGGATTTTAAAGCATAATCAGATAAACTCTAATGAGAAGTTAAATATCCTTTATTTTCTACCCAAGCTTCAGTAGCATATCCCTATAAATCAAAATTATTATTACTATTATTGGAAGATTCATCTTCTACAGCTAAAGCTCTTCTTCTATTACCACTACTATTAGAGGATGATTGCTGATTAATGGATTCTAATTTACTATTAATCTCACTAATACTTTCATCCAGTAATTTTTTTAGGTTTTGAGTTTCGGAAGAATTACTAGATTCAGGTATATTTATATTTCCATTAGAATCAATTAAGTCTATAAATTTACTCCCATATTGAACTTTAATTTTACCCTTAGTTTTTAAAATTAAATTTTCATCAAGGGAACCTAATTCTGTATAACTACTTCCAAAAAGTTTCATTTTTTCAAAAATTCATCTAAATCAGATTTATTCCAACAAAGTTCTTTAAAACCCTATCTTTTACGACCTTTTGGAATCCATCCTCTATTTATATAATTATCAAAAGTAGCTCTGGAAACACCAATATAATCAGCAGCTTCTATTTTAGAATATTCTTTCTAATTAAATTGAAGTAATAAAGAAAGTAATTCTTTCTACTGTTCTTCAGTTATATTACTGTTTCCAGAGTCTATATCGTCGATAAACTATTTTAATGCAGTTTTAATAAGCTATAACATTATCCACCAGGTTCTTCTGTAGGAATAATAATAGTATCTACCTATTCCCAATGGCTACTAACTTTAGGATAATCTGAAGGTTTAATAATTAATGTGTGTCCATTAGCTAAAATTACATAATCACCATCAGTAGCATCCTCTTCTTCGTAAGTAGTAATTCCGTATAATCCAGTTAAATCCCAAGAATCATCAAGATTTACCCAATCATTATAAGAAAATATTGCATCTTCATCTAAAATAGAATTGTGGACTAATATATCTCCATCTTGAGCAGAAGCAGTAGGAATACTTCCTATAATTTCTGTTAATTCGAATCTATCTCCATCATAATCAGAAACGTTAATTGTTATTTCTTTGTCAATTTCTGGATCATATACCTTAATGTTTCCTTTTGAATTTGAAACTTCTCCGACAACTGAATCCATTCTGAAGAAATCTTTTATATTTTTATAAGTTTTAGGAGAAACAGAAACTACTTCCCCGCATTTCAACTTAATATTAACATCTCCAAGTTTAGGATACTTCTAAATTTTTGGTCTGCAATACTTTCTTTTATCTCTCATGTCTGCATTTGGTGTAATAAAAAGTATATCCAAAAATCATACAAGCTATTAATGTCAAATTAGCCATTAATATTGTACTTTCTTCAATACTGTAGTTTAATAAATAATCTGATGTTGTTAGTACTTCACTGCATAATATATAATACAGTGGAAACCTATGCACATAGCAGTATTTAAAGATAAATGATAATAGATACATAAAAATCCAAGGCAACAAGGACATATGTATAAAATATCCTGCTATGATAAAATCTATTCCTAACAATCCTAATATATTATATATAGCATAAAAGAATGCTATAATATGCGGAATATACTTAATTAAAATCAATAAGAACTTATGACTTAGTAGATTTTTTGACTTTTCCTCCTCCGTCATAAGAACTACCTTTACTGGGTCCTAATTTTCTACCCATTGGCTTTGGTCTTCCCATATCCTTTACATTTTCATAATTTATACTAAGTTACTGATGTTTATGAGTAAACCAAAAAAAAAGTAGACTCTTATTCAGAATCTACTTTTTTTTCTAACTTTTTAACAATATTATAAGAACGCATATTTAAATCTCCATTAAGATATGCTAATTCTTCTTCATCTTCTATTTCTAATACTTTGGATATATGACAGATTAAATGATAATATTCATGTGAAATAGTATTTATTAACTGTGCGAAATTACTTGTTTTATTAACAACTATAACAGAACTTTTTAATACTATATTTGAATATGTTAAGCCTATATTTAAATTACAAGTTTCTAAATTATTTAATGCTTCTTTTATAAATCTTTTTGGACAATAAATATCCATTAAAGTTTTGATTATATAATCAATATCATCACAAGTACATTCATACAATATAGTTACATTCCAATCATAAATATTAAATTCATCTTTTATCATAACATATCACTCCATTCAATAGGTATTCCAGATGATACCATATCGGCATACCATCTATTAAATACAATCCCATCGAATCCATCTTCATCATCAATTACATCTTTAACATATAATGCTAAATGTTTTTCATCTGGAATACTACTTCCAAGAAAATCATTATATCCCATGTTATAAACATACACATGGTCATATAATTCATTATTTTCTAATATAATATTGTTTTTACTTAATGATTCATTTACTTTTTCTTTTTCAACTTTACCTTTTCCATGTTTCATGTTAGAAATAGCAAATTCACATAACTTTTTATTAAAATGTTGTCCGTAGTATTTAAGATAACGTTTCATTGAAGATGGTCTATCATCATATAAATCAAGAGGTAGCTTTTCCATAATCAGTAAGAACGTCTACTGCCACGGCGCATACCATAGCGAGAACCGTACATATCGTCATCATCATACTTCTTATGACTTCTTTCATTATATTCAGAATCTTCTGCTAAATCTTCAAACATAGCAGCTAAGCATTCGGAATGTTTACCTATTTCAGAAACAGCTTTCATTAATTTTCCAAATTTATCCTCAGTAACTTCTAATATAATCATTTTTGTATTAAATTAAAAATTTTATCAAGCTTGGATTCAACACCATCAAATCTATTTTCTAGATTAGATAGTCTTTCATCTCTTTCTTTATCTATTGCAAATTGTGGATTTAATTGTTTTAAAATAGCTTCACAGTCAACAACATTCTTTTTATAAGAATCAATGTTATTTAGAATCTGCTAACTATTTGATAATATATTCTCAACTTCATTCTATATTCCTTGTTTACTTTCACTTATAACAATTTTACCTCCATTATAAGATACAATACTATTGATTCCAGGAATAGAATTAAATTCTTGAATATCTCCATCAATTTTTACTTTCAAATCTACAGTATTTCCATAAGGATTTATTTTAGGAAATCCTACTCCGACAATTTCTCCAACTTTATATTCTGGAGAGGAAGTCTTATCTAATATATAGATAGGACTTCCTTGTGATAGTGCTGAAAACATTAGGTAGTGATTAACTACATTAAGTTAGCATTCTTATCATAATAAATAAGATATACACCAACTGCAGCAAAATCTGAACCTGTAGCAGCAGTTCCTCCTACTAAAGTTAAAGGTTGAGTAAAATCATTAGAAGAGAATAGAATGGGAAGAGTTCCATCAGCTATTTCAGTATTTAATCTAAATAGAATTAATCCAGTTCCATTAAGGAATCTAAATGCCCTATTTGGAATATTAATTACTACATTAGTTGTAGTAGTTTCTACTGAAGTGCTTTCAAGCATAGGTATTCCATTTCTATTAGCGAAATTAAACGGATAATTAGTTGTTGCTCCAAACATATTCTTTCCTCCTATAATTAATTCCAGAAACTGGTTTGTCCGTAACCAAAAGTTCCTCCGATATAAGGAGTTGCATTAGCAGCTACAATATTAGGCCATTGTACAGGAACTGTATTAGGCTATTTTGCAGCAATAGCATCAATTTTGTCATCAAGTGCATGGAAAGCAGCATTAAACTGTAAAGTCTAATGATCATTACTGATTTGATTTCTTAATTGAGTTATAATGTCTCCTTGTGTGTTAATCTTATTCTATAATTCTCTTTCTTTGAGGTCACAGAATTCTTTAGTAATAAGAGTATTTTGTCCAGCAATAGCATTAAGAATACTGTTAGTATTTCTATCAGCTTGTGAACCAAGACTATTAGTCTACTGACATACAGCTAACTGATCAGCTGCTTCAGCCTATGCTCTTTGAAGCATATCTTCAGCATGATTCTGAGAAGCTAACAATGTAGAAGCAGAATGATTAGCAGCGGCTTGAGATTGTAAAGTATTAGTCTAATTAGCTATAGCTAATCTGTTTTCACAGCAGCAGCTACATAACTATTGACTTAATGAAGCATTACCAGCTTGTATGCTGTTAATTACCTACTGACCACTCAATCCAACTTGAGCTCCGACTGATTGAACTGCAGATTGAATCTAATTAACTCCGTTCTGTACATTACTTACACTAGTATTAAGAATATTAGCTAATTGACCAAGAGCATCAGCTCTACCATTAATAGCTTGTAATAATAAATCTCTACCAGCATCATTGTTTAACTGATTAGCTAAGAATCCGGTTCCAGCACCGTTATTACCGAAACCTCCAAAACCATTTCCGTTAAAAATCCAAGGGAATAAAATCCACATAAACATCATCCACATCCAACTACCGTTATTTCCAAAACCTCCGTTCTGAGATAAAGCTAACATTAAATTTGGATCTAGAGAGCTATTTCCGTCAGGAATAGTATAAATTTTACTTTCAGACATAAAAATAAATTAATTTTAATTGTTTTAAATTTAACTTTTTGAATAAAGTTTATCTAGTTGCAACTAAAACTAATTTATGAATAGGTATATAAATAAGAAAACGTTACTAAAAGTTTTCTAACTGACTGATAATCAGATAGTTACCTTTAGTAACGTTTTAAAAGTTAATTTTTAAACATTAAAAATTTTTAAAGATAAATTATTTTAATTTAGCTTCAAGTTCTTCAATTCTCTTCTTAAGAGCTACTATTTCACGTGCAGCTGTAACAGCAGAACCAAGAGCAATTGCTCCATAATCCATACTTAACATTCCATCGCTACCTTCTTTAACAGCATATGGGAATATAGATTGCCAGTCCTAAGCAATAGAACCAAAGATTGTTTCGTCCTTACCCTTGAAATTGAAGTTTACAGTTCTAACTTTAGCTATATCTTCAGTTGTAGCAGTAACATCGACAAAATTCTCTTTAAGTCTTATATCAGATGATTGTGTGACTGGTCCATCAAAATCAGCTCCATGATTAAATATGAATTCACTAGAATTAGGATCATATTCAATTTCTCCAGAATTACCGAAATTAATTAAATTACCATATGTAGTCAATGAACCTTCAGCGAATATTCCTCCATCAACATGGATTCTAGTAGAGAAATCAATTGCTCCACTATTATTACGGAAACTAGAATTATAAATTATGGACGCTGTAGTTCCAAATGCGAATGCTCCATCTTCTTCAAAAACAGTTACTGCATATGTTTCGATTCCTCCTCCAGCATATAAGAAATTACTAGAGATATCACCGCATCTTATATCTCCATTAAATGTAAACGATAATGGATCCTACTACACTCCAATATATGTAGAACCACTACTACCACTAGTAGTTATTGTACCTCCGTTACTAAATGATATTCCACTTATACCATAAGAAGTAGTTTTTGGTGACTATCCAGCCATATCAATATGAAACTCTAATGCGTCATAACATAATACAGAATAATCAGAACCTATAGCTGGACGATAACTCGGACCATTACCAGAATTTCCTCCTCCTCCCATAGTTGCTGCATGAACAGTAACACTATAATCATTAATTGTTACTCCATATATACCATCACCTATAGTATCAATAGTATCAGCTATAATATCCTGAGCAAAAGTAGTTCCACTAAGATTAATTCTATCAGCATTAATAGTAATACTACTTCCGTTAGCATTAACTTCTCCAATAATTTCTGCAGCTATAGTAGCATTTGAAACATTACCACCTGTTATAGTATTTATAAATGCTCCAAGCGAGAATCCAGCTGATGGATAGTCTTGTAAGCTCTAAGC